GTACTGACGTGTGATCGTGCTTCCAAAATTGATCGGAGTGTCGCTGATGAAATCCAAACCGATCTGAATGGAACCCTCCCAACGGAAGATGGTGGTGTCGAAGGCCGCCACGTATCCGGCCGTGGCAAACAAGGCGATGGGAGTGGCATCGATTCCACCCCAACCACCCGTGACGGTTCCGATGGAAACACCTTCGATTCGACGACCGCGAGACAGAACGACCTCGTTCACCTTCGGATACAACTCACCGTAGAGCAAAGGAGTCTCGATGACCTGATCGTCGAACACGATCGGAGCAGCCTCCAAACCGCCGGAAGCCACGTCGTCGATCAGTTGCTTCGTGCCTCCGTTGTATCCCTTCGACATTCGAGGCTTGTCGTCTTCGGAGACGTCCCATTCCCCCTTCTCGCAGAGGTGGTGAAGCAGCTGCTTGTCGATCTCAGGCATCAACTCCCAAGCACGCTGACCATTTCCGGCAAGCTTCGGAGTCTTGGAAAGCAACTGGAATTTGCACCAACTGCCGGCGAGAGCCTTGTCCAAATCGCTGGCCTCGTCCAAACAACGTCCATGCTGTTCAACCTGCCTCCCGGCCAACGCATGAGGCGATCCCTTTCCGGTCTTCGTGGGATACATCATCGCCGTCTTCGTGGTGGAAAACACCTGATCCATGGTCTTGACGTCCGGTTGAGGATCGTTCGGATCGGTGGGTGTTCCACCCTGCGAACCGATCATCTTGCCGATGTCCTTGTTTTCCGTCGAAGCCTCTTTCGTTTCCGTTTTCTTTTCGGGATCGGGAACCTCTTCCTTGGTCTCGTTCTGTTGAGTCAGAACCTTCGTGAGATCCTGAATGCCATTCTTGATGGCATCCAGCTTTTCACTGAACTCGTTTGCATCATCCGCTTCCTTGGACTTCGTCAACTCTCCATATTGCTCGGGAGTCAACGCTCCCTCCGCCATGGCCTTTCCGGCTTCCAGCCGAAACTCGTCTTCGGAAGCATCTTCTTTCACGTCTCGATTGGCAACGAGCCAATCTTGCAGTGCTTTGGTGACGTTCATCTTCACTCTCCCTGTCTGGGAATATTTGTTGCTTGTCGTAAATCTGCGAATTGCTTCGCAACTTTTCCCGATTCCTTCTCTTCGTCAAAGGCTCTCAAGAGAGACTTCAAAACTGCGAGTTCCTTGCTCCCAGCCAGGGCGAGAACGATCGCCATTGCCTCTTTCAAGTCGTGTTGTTTGTCGGTGCCGTCTTCCAAGCCGAGTGAGGAAAGCACTTCTCCGATGTTGCGAACTCCGTTTCCGATGAGAGCCTTTGCTCCTCTGGGCGTTCCGTCCATTTGTTTTGCTTCGTTCAAATCCTCGATGGTGTCGCGAAGCTTTGCCTCGTTTGCTTTGTTCAACACCCGCCCAACTTTTTCGGTCCTCAAAATATTTTCATTCCTGTCCTTTTCAGACACAGTGACTACACGACGAAAGAAAGCCATTATTTTGTCGTCCACCTTCGGAGGAGCCAACTTCGCCCCGCACTCGGGACAGTTCCCGGCCTTGCCGGGTCCTTTGTAGTCGCAGTCGGGACAGATCAAATCCTTCTTCTTTTCGTCTTCCTCTTCTTCGTCGTCCACCTTCGGAGGAGCAGCTTCTTCTCCACCCGAATCGGAATCGTCTGCAAGTGCCTTCTTCTCGGCGTCTCGCAACAACTTCATCTTCTTTTTGACTTCCGTCGTGGTTTCGATCCGCACTTCTTTCGGTTCCCCCGTGAATCCGGGAATGCCGTCCGTCGTCGTCCAATCGACTTGATAGTACGTGTACGTTCCCATTCTGTCCAAGCCGATCAAGGCATACTTCGGGAAGGTGGCAATCACCGTCGCCCAATCGTTCTCTCCGATCGGAATTCCCATGCTCAACAAATAACGTTTGGACTTTTGTCGGAGAATCTGCTCCGTCCATTCCCATGAGTTGGTGATGTCACCGGCCCAAGCCTGTCTCCCAACCGAGGCGACTGCAGTTTCTCCCGCCTTCACTTTTGCGTCTTCGGTCCCTTTCTCTTTTTCTTCGTCGGGAATCGTCCCGGTTTCTTTTGGTGGACCGGTCTCGATTCCTTTTCCTCTCTCTTCGTCTCTGGACTCGTTTGCATTTTTCACCTCCTGGCCGTTGACCGTCACCTTCACGTCGAACTCGACGGGGACGGTCAACGATCGTTTGTCTCGAATCACCGTCGCACAATCCTTCATCATTCCACTCGTCAGCTTTCCACCCTCCACCAACGACAGCAAGACTTCTTCCGTTTCAGAATCGGGATTGGCGGGAACACTCACCAACGACTCTTCCAATATCTCGAATCGCTTCACGTCGTATCCACCGGGTGCTTCCCCGTCTCCTCCTTCCTTGATCTCCATGAAATCCAAGGCACGAAAACCGTGACTGAATCGGCCCATGTCGTTGTCGATCATCACGGCAGCGTCGTGGCAAACGTCGTTCATGTCCACGATGCAACTGAACAATTGCAACTCGTCCTTCGTGTGATTCGCCACCGCCAACATCTTTCCGATGGGCAAGGTGTGAACGTGCTGCCAAAGCAAAAGCATCTTGGGATCGACGGTGGCTCCACCCGTCCGAAGAATGTCTCCATCCCGATCCTTTTTGCTGGTCGTCAACACGTGACGAAAAACCATCAACGTGTCTTTTGGAGTTTCGATTCCTTCCGGCAGTTTTGCTTTGAGTTCTTTGACTTCCATTTCAGGAGTCGAATAGGTGAGGGTCTTTGCCGCCTTCTGCATCACGTCGTCGAAGCTCGTCCAAGGTCCTCGATCGTTCCGTTGCACGTGACGATAGCAAGCTTGTTCCCCCACAGCATCTTGCAGAGTCTTGACGTACCGATCGGCCGTCAACAAACCATAGTTGAACGAAGACTTCTTCTCTGCACGAGAACGAATATTCTGCAAAAGAATATCATGAGGAGTGGACATAGATTTGCCCTTTCCTTGTTTCCAAATGCTGTTGCACATCGCCACCGCTTGATCTCGATCCTCGGCGGCACCATCCTCCAAAACGATCGGAATACACCGATCCACAAAATCTTCTCGACTCTCGTCTGTTCCCGGCTTTGGCATTACGGTATGTTTGCCGTTCCATAATAGTGAATGTTGAGAAAGGCGTTTCCCGCCCCTCCGGCGATGAATCTGATCCTCGCCAAGTCTTCCACTTCGAACCACTCGGGAGCCAGTCCTTGCTGCAACACCATCCCGGTGATCGCCGTCGGGTTCACCGGATTCTCGTCCATCGTGTAAAAAATGTCAACGTTGGTGGCTTGAAGATGTGCTCTGGAACATTCGGGAGGTATGTTGAGATTCGCAGCCGTGAGAACAACACCCGCCACCCCCACTTGCTGATAGCCTATATATTGAGACATCGTTTCAATTCCTCAATGATCGAGATATCTCTTCGATTCCATCTTCTCCAACACTTCCGAACGCACCCTGCCTCGACAGGTGCTGTACAACTTGACGAGGAAGGCTCTGTCGTCGGCGTGCAACTTTCCTCTTCGTCGCAAGCTGTCCAACCATCGCTGCACGTCGTGAAGTCCGGGATGATGCCCGGTGCCTTCAGGTGCTCGACGAAAGCCACGTCCACCCGTGAATGGTCTCTTCAATCTTCGCATCGTCAAATTCAATCGACGGAAGAGATCCTCCACCCGATCTTCGCGTCCGTGCAAAGCAAGATCGACCAACGCATGTCGATTCATCGATATCGTAACGTTCGCCATTTTTGGCTCCCTTCCTCGATCGTAGCTGGTACTTATGATCCGCTTTTCACCGTCAATTTCAATTCCATCCGATCCCTCCATTTGAGACCGTTGAACCTGTCGCTTCCATTTATTTGCGATCGATCCCATCAAGCTCCCGACCAGGACGAGCTGCTTTGCGAGCTGCTGGAACTGGAACTCTGCGAACTCAGACTGCTCTCACTGGAACTGCTGGAACTGGACGAACTCTGCGAACTCAAGCTGCTCGACGAACTGGAACTGGAACTGGACGTAGCAGAACTCGAAGAACTGGACGACGTTGCCGATGAACTGGAAGAG